TTGCTACCGCTGCCATATCTACTCCGTATCAGTCAAAGGAATTTCTTGTTGTAATAATCTAGGTATTCTGATGTACTCTCCTTCATCTGTTAATATACTACATCTATATACCTTGTTAATTGTTACAGCTCTATCATCTGCTAAGCCATACCACATTTGTCCATTGTTTAAATCTGCTTTAGCATATTCAGTTTTTAAATCATATTGACCTAAATCAACTAATGCTTCATTAATTAAATTCTTTACATAGTTTTCTGATACATCAGGTATAGCCTGTTGTACTCTAGAAAATATTTTCTTTCCGTTAAATTCTATAGCTGCCACTATAAGTCCTCCCAATTACTATTTACATCTTGCCACAATACATTACCGTCGTTCCAAAATTGAAACTGTTCTAATACCTCTGCCCATATAGTAGAGGGTGCTATAACTTGCTCTGTCCATACAGTACTAGGTACAATTAATTGTTCTGTCCAGTTAGTTTTTACACTCATCTTCTATCTGGTAAATCTTTTTCTACATATAATTTATCTACACCCACTATTGATAAAGCTTCTTTATATTGTGCATCAATCAATCTATATTGACCAACTAATGAAGCTACTAATTCTGGGTCTTCATCTGCGTTAGCATTGCTAACTAATCTTTCTAAACCATTTCTTGCTGCATAAAGAACTACTACTTGTTCAGCTTCATCTGGAAAATTAGCTATAAGTTCTGCACCGTGAGCTACCGTTATACTTGTAGTTATAGCTATTAACCTACTATCATTTGAAGCAACAGATGCAGGAAAAGTATTAAGTTCATTATTAAATATAATATATGCTGGGTCACTTGTTGTAGCTGCTTCCATATAATCTGTATCTTCTACTTTACCAAGCATATCTGGACTTAACTTTCTACAAGGCATTTTACGGTCGCTATTACCTGCATCTTTTCTTAATACAGATACAATTCTTTTACCTTCAACACTAATAGAACCAGTAAAGTCATCTTTACCTGCTGCTCTTTCTAGTTTATCTGTTGGTAAATTATCGAGCACCAAACGAGCACCGTCAGTCAACCACTGAGTGATTGCTGCATCATCATTAAGTGCTCCCGTTAAGTCCTCTACTTGTGTTTTAAATGTTGCCATTACTTATCTCTTTTCAAACAATTTATCTACTGCCCTATGTGGGTCATTTTTCTTTTTCGTTTCTTTCATATGGTCTGCCATACTTACTTCCCTAAAATTAATCTGGTCTTTCCTAATAGCACTTGCCATAGGTGTATCTCTAACTACAAATTGTGTGCTCCACCTAGGGGGGTGTGCTCTATTACCACAAGAAGGACAATTAAACTTACCTTCTGGGTTAGGCGTTTCACAATGCTGACAGTTAGCCATTAAACCTTAGTTACTATAATGTATGCAATTCTAGTTCTGTCTAACATAACTGAATTAATATCTACAAGCTTTGCATCATCAATAGTTTCTATGTAGTCATTAATTTCTTTTGCTAAAGAACCAGCTACACTTTGTGCATTGCTACTTACATCATTAATGATAATTTTTGTATTAGTATCAAAATTTGCCATTTTATTCTCCTATTAGTTTAAAATTCTTTTAAGCTTTTGGGGCAAGCTATGCCTGCCCCCAGTAGCTTATACTGCACTAGCTTACGTATTGTTAGAAGCTGTACCTGCTGTGATATCAGAAATATCATTAGCCTGTCCAATTACTAACCAGTTGTCTCCGTCACAAATACACTTCACGTGTATATCGCCTTTGCCTGCACCAGATGTAAATTTCATCTGGTCGTGAGAAGTACCGTTAAACGCTACTTCTGCTTGAGCATCAACTTCTGCATCAGATACAAACCCTAAGAAAAAGTCAGTACCGTCTTTTGACTGTACTGCAATTTCTGCGTCAGTATTCTCGTTAACCATAAACTCATAGTACACTCCAGCATTATTAAGTGCGTCAGGAAGATTTACTTTTGTAGCTCCACCTGTTGCTCTTAAGATAACCAATGAACCACTCATATCAACTGATAGTTCACGAGTTGTTGCTGAGTCTTGTACTAATACAATACGGTGCATATTTTTATTAAATGCACCACTATTTGATTCAAGTACTCTTGCTTTAGCCATTATTATACTCCTTCCAAGTTAACAAGGTAATGTGATTCTGGTAAGCAAACTTCAAGACCTGCTTCTGTGGTAATCATATCCTTACGTAGGTCTTCGTCTGCACCTTGTACATTTTCTTCAACCATAGTATCTCTATTAATTCCATTACCAACAAGTGGTCTGTAGTATACTTTACTCATATCTACCATTGCCATTAAACCTGAAGAGTGTCCTCTAAATAGAGGTTCTTTAACTAAGTAAACAGAACCGTGCACAGTATCAATAGACATTAATTTATGTCCGAAGTTACCTTGTAACTCGTCCATATTAAGTCTGTACTGTGAACCGTTTGTACTGTTTTCTGAGAAAGAAGTACCACCCATTTTATTGAAGTAAGAGATAACTGGTAGAGAAGCTAATGCTAATCTTTCGTTACTTCCACCTCTAGCTGGGTCAAATAGAACTTCAAAATCCTCAAGTAAAGCGTCATAAGTAAGTTCTGAAGCAGCATATGAAGCAAAGTAACCTTTACCTGAATTGTATGCTAACTTAGCTGAACTTCTATCAACTACTGTACTGTTTTTAATGATGTGTCCTACTAGTCCTTCAGTGTATTGTATTCCACCAACTCTAGCTTTTTGTCCGAAAAGCATAGCTCTTTCAATATCGATTTTGTGCTCTCTCATTTTCTGAGCTAACACTCTTTCGAATTCATTTGCTTGACCTCTCATATTAGTTGCCATTGCTGTATTTGTAATCTCAGCTGCTGTTTTGAAAATCTGGGTATACCCATAATTATCATCAAAACTATCTGAGAAAGTATCAGGCGAACCTGTACCTTCAGCGTATGCCGAACCAATGATTTGACATCTGTCTTCTGCTGCGATAGCATCAGAGCCAGTTGCTGCTGAAACACTTACAATCTTAGCTTGAAAAGATGTACTAGCTCCATTATCGGCTGGTGCGTCTTCTACTCTTACGATTGCGTTTCCGTATGCGTCTGCTGTTTTAATTGCAAGAACCATACCTTTGATTAAAAAATCAACTGAAGCTGCTGAACTGTCTAGCGTTTCTACTTCCAAAGTAACTTGTTGACCTGCGGTCAATGAAGTTAATTGTGTAAAACCAGATTTAACCTGGAACTCTCTACTGGTGTAGTCAATTTTTGTTCTATCTTCAAGATAACGAAACAAACTATCATCAGTAGGAAGTTTAGCTGTTTGACTAAGATAGACGAAAAACGGTGATTCTTCTGGTGCTAATTCTGCGATTCTATCACCGAAGTTATACTTACGTCTTTGGTCTGGTCTCTGTCCGTAGTCAGCAGCAGTTACAGCTGTATTAAAAGAAGCAGATTCTACTCCTAGTTGTCCTTTTGTAATTGCCATTTTAAATTCCTCCTAAAGAATTTTACTTTTTAATATTCTTTCCAATACTTCCAGAATTACCTGCTGCAATTATTTTAGCGAAATAGTCTTCTTGTGCATCTGGCTTACGAGGTTCTCCACCTTGTATAAGACCAGCAGATTTAGGTTTACCTAAACTCTTCTTTACATTTTCAACATTTTCTCTAGCTTTCATATTAGCTGGATTGTTTCCTTTCCATACTTGGAATAGCGTATCTAACGGAAGATTCTCTTTGGGTTGTGTAACAAAATCAACGAACTCACGTGCTTCGCTATTATTTAATTTATAATCGCCTTGCACTTGATAAGTTAAAGTGTCAACTTGACGTTGCCTATCTAACCTACCCATATATGATTTCATTTTGTCATCAACTGCACTATCAATCTCTTTCTGTCTTACTTTGTAAGAATCAGAATTAGGATTAGTATATGCGTCCCAAGGATTAAAGTCCTCTTGTTTGATACTAATTTGCTCTTTATCTTGTCCTTTATCTCCTGTTAAGTGGTTTCTAACAACGTCAACCAGGTCAGGATTATCCTGAAATAGCTTTGCTACTGGTCTCAATTTGCCTAACTCAGCCTCGGCTTTATCATACATAGACTGGAATTTACGAACCTCATTTGGGTCGTCTGAACTCAAATCCTGTTGAATCTCTGGCTCACTTAAGTTATTATTTTCAGAAGTTTCTGAACCTTCTAAAGTTCTTTCTTGTATTTTTTCTTGCACGTCTGCCATTTGTAACTCCTCTCAGATATTCCTAGTTTGTTTCCGAATCACTGGACGGTGCAAATGCACCAATATCAAATGCTTCCAAACTGTTGGACTGTACCTGTTGTTGTTTAAGTTTCTCAGCGTCTACCTTCATTTGTGAATCTATACTCGAACGGCTTGTGTTAAGTTTCGATTTGAACTTCTCAACCTCCACACGTTTTCTATCTGTAACAGACTCTCTTTGAGCAGTTTGTAGGTTTCCACTAAGATTTTTTATCTGGTCTTGTAATTGACTGATAATACTTTGAAGTTTCTGTACTTCTCCTGTACGTTGAAGTACTCCTTCTTTATCGTATATTTCTGTTTTCTTAAGAGCTTCTACCTTGTCTATAAGACCAAGCTGATAAGCTTCCATATACATTTGATATTCAGCATATTTATTTGACGGCATAGTAGAACCAGCTACTATTCTTATATCAAATTGTCCTGATGTAATATCATTTTTAATTGAAATTAATTGTTGACTCTTGTCATCATACAACCTGTTGTTAACAGTAAACTCTGTAACATCATTGTTTGGTTGTACTATTCTAAAACTTTTCTCAAAACTATAGTGGTCTTTTGCTAATTGATATAATACTTTACCTAATTGTTGTAAAGACATTTCTATATCTCTTAGTTTACTAGCACCTCTACCTTCTCCCATTTGTGCAAGTAACATAGTACCACGTACACTATCAGTAGCTCCTGATTTAAAACCTTGTAATAGTTCTGGTACACCAAAATTTAAATCAATGTATCTTTCTACTTGATTAATTAAAGCATAAAACTCACCAGATAAAGGTTGTGGTTGTGCTAAATGTGGTTCACCATAAGTTGGGTCATACTCTATAACTGCATTTGGGTTAGCCCAATCTTTTTCTATTTGAGATAAATCTTCTACACTACCAGTAGGTATCATAAGTTTTAAACCAGCTGCAGTTTGTGCGTGTGCTAAAGCTAAACTAAATAGTTTATTTAAAAGTCTTTGCATATCTTTAACTTTATTTACATCTGATTTAGGGTAAGGTGTATTTGTCCAAATGTTTGGTATAGGTATAATAGGGTATGTATCAGTTTCTAATATAGTTTCATACAATAGTATTTGACCTAAAGAAGCTGTTACTTTAATTCTTGTTTGTGGTATTTCAACATACGTGTATAGATTAGAATTAAATTTATCTTGATTCTCTTGCATAAATGTTGAAAATGTTTCAGCGTTCATCAATACTTCTTTTTCTTCTATAGCATCAGCTACTCTAAAAAATGGTACTTTTACTTTACTGAAACGTTCTAATATTCTATATCTAGTAGTTAATGATATATCATAATTCTTTGAATCTACTTCAGCTGGTGTGAATACTGATGTAGTATTTTGTTGTTGTGAATTAGGAAAGTCATCATAAACATCTTGTTGACTAAAAGTTTCTATCTCACCTAGGTATTGTTCTACATCAGGATAAAGATTTATTAATTGTTCTTCTGTAAGAATAGTAGACATAATAATACTTGCAGCATCTTTAAAATATCTGTCTCTAGAAGCAGGGTCAACATAAACCCTGAAAGGATTTAAATGTGTAAACATTACCTCTCCTCTTCCATAGTCAGCTTCTGGTTCTATGTACGCATAAAAATAACCTAACCCAGTAGTTGCGTAATCGTGTACCGCTTGTTTAAAGTGATGCTGCCCGTCTGATATATCGAATATATATTCTAACAATGTTTTCCAGACAGATGCTAATTTAACGTCTGAATCTTCTCGTGCTGTAATCCCATACTGCACAGGTCTAGATGTCATTAAAGATTTTAACTTATCTATCGCTGCATATATTCTATCTATTGTAAAATCTGCTTGTCCTATTGACTGTAATGTTTCTGACTCTTCTGAAGTAAAATGATTACCAAGAGTAAAATCTATACCTTCTCTAGCACTTATGTCCCAGTCTTTTCTGGCATCAGCATAGTTTCTAAAGATTTCTCTATTAAGTCTTGCTGCTTTATCTTCTTTAATAGCCACTAATTATTTCCTTTTGCTTTTAATTGCTCTTTATATTTCTTCATCATAGCTTTCATTTTTAAATCAGTTTCATTTTTACCGCCAAAAGGTTTAGGTATGTTTGTTTTATTTTGAATATTATATCTATCTATTTTAAAATTTTCTCTATCTAAGTTAAATCTATCTGAAATTTCTCTGCGTTTCTTATCTGCTTTTTCATACATCTTTCTTAGTAGTCTCAATCTATCTTGTTTAGCCATAATATCTCCTAAGTCAAATATGGTTTTAAAAACTCTTTATAAAATTCTTTGTTACGTCCTAAAGGTTTTCTTGTTCCGTTAGTATCTCTATATACTCTTTCGTACTCTTTAAAACCTGGTCTACCTTTATCATCTGCTACAGCACCCTTAACATCTCCTGCTGCTAAACATCTAACAGTAGTTGGAAATTTTCTAAGACTACCTACATTAAAAACATAGTCTGCTAATGCAAACTGTAATCTTAAATCTATTGACTCCCAATCTATATTTTTTTGCTCACAAAATTTTTGAGCACCTCGGTAAGATTTTTCAGCCTCTTCTTCTAGTACAGACTCAACTTCCAGTAGAGAAAATCCTGTCTTCTCTAAAGTGTTTTGTTCTTCAAGAGTTTTTATTTTATATCCATACCCTATAGTTTTTAATCCACCTTCTGGTGAATCGTATGGAAAAAATTTATCTCCTACCTTGTTTGCATAACCTTCTACTCTTTTTAAGTAGCTAATATATTCTGTTATACTATACATAGTCCTGAAAAAGTTAACACCCTTTATTGCCCGAAATCTCATATTTTTAATCCAGTTACCCAATTAATTTGTCTTCTAGCAGATTTTACTAAACTGTCTGGTGCATTTTCATCATATAGTTCCATACTTTTACTTCTTGGTGCTTTAGCAAAGAAGTCTGCATAATATAGTCCGTCAAGTAAATCGTCGTGTCTACCTTTTGGAAATTGAAACAATTCATCTACTATTTCTGTATGTTCTTTTCTTACAAAAAGTTTCTTACTATTTACTATACTACCTAAAGACATTTCTAATCTATCTTCTTTTTTAATACCGTGTGGTGGTCTAACACCTTTGTTTATACCTGGTAATAGTCTTCTTTCAGATGTAGCCATACGTTCTACCATATCTCTAACCATTTCTTGAGCACCTACTGTTTCAACAGCACATCTCTTAATTGGTACATACTTCTTAGCATATTCCATAATTTTCTTTGGCATATCAAAAGCTGGTATCTTATCGTGGTAATAATCAATTACATATCTATTTTTATTAGCGTCTATACCCATAACCATTATTACTTGATAGTCAGATGATGTAGTAGCTGTATGTGCTAAGTCAACTCCCATATATACATTTATTGGTATTAACTCAGTATCATTTCTTAAACAAGCAAATCCATTATTGTTTACAAACTCGTAGTTATGATTTTGTATTTTATCCATTTGAAACGTAGCACTAGCTACATCTCTAGCGTCATTTAAATATTCTTGTGCAAACTTATCAATTTTACCTGCTTCTATAAACTCTTGTCTTTTTTGTTTTAATTTAGATAATGGGAACTGTTCTTTCCATACTGCCTTACCGTCTTCTATAGCTCTAATAAATGTAACGTCCCAAGGATATTTTTTCTTATCTTTTTGTGATTGTAAAAAACCGTCGTGTATATTTTGTAAGAAAGCGTCATAGTGTACAATAGTTCCTGATAACCATATCCAACCTTCTTTACCTGGTGACTCTTCTAATGCAGGATATACTGTTGATACAATCCATTGTTTAATATCATCTCTACGTTCTGCTGTCTTTGTATTTAACTCTGATTCGAAGTCATCAAGAATAATACCTGTATATCTAGAATCAACTTCTGAACGACCTCTAAGTCTTTGAGATGTACCCTTAGCTATAATCCTATGTCCTTTAGTTGTAACTAAATCTTTTTCTGTCCAACGTAACTTTTCATCTCCACCACATAGATTACCAAAGTAATATCTAATAGCGTGATTGTTTTCTAAATGTGAACGTATATATTTTAAATGGTCGATAGCTTGACTTTGTTCTTCTGCAACCCACGCCATAAATATAGCTTGGTCTTTAGGTGTAAAACATAGTCTGTGCATTATGGCTGCTTTCATTAATACAGATTTGCCAAAACCTCTGGGTAGCACATTACAAATACGTGCCCCAGGTTTTGTGCTAATTAATTTTTTACCTAAGTCATAATGAAAATCGGGCGATTCAGATTTATGTAAAAAATCATTTGGTAAAAATAATTTACCAAACAGTATTAAATCTTTAGATGCTTTATGTAGTATAGCTTCTTTTTCTGATATTGTCATTATGCTTCTCCGTGTGATTTTATAAACGCTTTAGATATACCTACCAACTCTCCGTCTTCATCATAGACTCCAAAACACGGACAATCAGATACCATATAAGTATCTTCTTCGGTTTCAACCTCAGCTACTAATTCAGGAAAAAAATAATTGACAAAAGAAATAATAGTGCTATGTTTCCTAGTTTCAGTCTTCTTCTTGCAAATCAGGCACTTCACGAGTTTGCTCGGCGATTTTTTTGACATTACTGCCCCCTTCTAATACTTTAAGTTGGTCTGGTGAAAACCCCTGGAACAACTGTATAGATTCAGTTTTCTTTTCTTTCTTGCCTAATAAACCTGATATTTCCATTAGTATTTTTAAAGATGCTAGCTTATCGCTATCCCGAGCCTCTTCTTTATCAATAATATCTTTAGTTTGTTTCAACAAATATTCTGGTGTTATATCTGTTCTTTCTAATATTTTTTCTATTTCTTTATCTATCAAAGTATTTATCCTTTCTGTCTTAAGTAATAATTGCGTTCTACGCTTTATATACTTATCAGACTTAGCGTCAGGAAATGCTTTCTTAAAAGATTCCGTAACACCTTCACCTTTTGCTATATACCTAGCAAACAAATGCTCTTGCTTGCTCGGCGTTTTCTTGTTGAGCACTCTATGTTCTTCATACTGCCCACTAAAATTATAAATGTTAGGACGCATAGCTCCAGACATTTCTGTAGAAGAAGCACATCTAAACATACCGACGACTGTTCTTACATACTCTTGACCGTTAAGATTACCTCGTTCTAGAATTTGACAAACCTGCTCATCATCTGTTAAAACCCAAGAATTTAAAGGTGCAACTCTCCAATCTTGTTGTATGTCTTTTATTGACATAACCTGTCTAGCTTCGTCTTTGTTGCTATATAAGACGTGCTCCTTACCTTTAATAATTCTTGACTGCATTACTTTCTATGAACAATATACTCAGGGTCATTGTTAGAAAGTCTTATCTCTACCCACCCTTTTGTTTGTGGTTCAAACATAGCATAGCGTGCATACTCAGCATATCCTATAAAAGAACCACCACGAACAAACCATTGTCGCTTTACTTCTTCATCATCTTTTAATATCTCAAAAGAATCTATAGGTTTAGCGTAAAGTTGATGATTATGTCCTAAATAGTACATATCAGCGTCTGGAAATATGTTTCTAAGCCTTATTAGTTCCATATCTCCGTTCTTTGCACCGCTTTTTCCGTGCCCACTAGCAAAAGTAAACGTACCTGAGCCATAATTTATCTGTGCATAGCCAGGAAAAGGGAAGTATGGTACTTCTAAGTCATCACACATAACACGAATAATGTCTATACCTGCTAATCTAACCGAACGCAGCGTATCGTGATTACCACCTCTGATGAATAAACACTTTTTCATAATAGGTCTCATCATTTCTACAAATTGAGAGTACTGTTCGTTGTTATCAAACAACTGGTCACCCTCTGGTATGTGATAGTTAGGTGGAATAAACTCCAACATATCTCCATTTCCAAACCATAGTGCGTTTGGGTCTTTCTTTATCTTGTCTATTGCTTTCAAAAACAGTAATCTATCAAAAACTTTACTACCTACGTGTACATCTGTTAAGCAATGTAGGTTTACTTTCTTGTTCTTAACTGTCTTCTCTAGTATTTTACCTGGTACTATCATCATTTTCCTCAAAATTTTGTTCATACATATAGTAACTCATTAATATTACACTGTAATTTATTAAATCAAGCATAGTGTCTTCAACTTTTTCATCTTGAATTGCTCTTTTACCATTTCTTTCAAGTAAATTAGCTATTCTAGCAATCTTATCTGATATTCTTACTAGTATTCCAGTAGATGTATTACATATCTTAAGTGCTTCTACCATTTCAAAGTTAGAAAACGGTTCTTCTACCTGAGCATAGTCTACATTTTTATTGTCACATAGCTCTTTAGCTTGATTAATTATAGCATCATAGTTAGGAATCATACTTTCCTCCCATAGTTTCCCACAAGTAATTACCATACCCTAGCTTAAATAAAGAGTTTGCTAGTACTTGTACTTGTGTTTCGGTTAAACCTAGGCTTGTTCCGTATGTAATTGCGTGTAACACCTCGTGTGTTAACACTTCTAGTATCTTAGAGTCTTTCATTTCTCTTTCTACTATGATTTCACAATTACGCATTGATATAGCACCTAGTATCTCTACATCATCAGTTCCGTATTGAGCCTTGTCACCTTCTATAAACCTAACACGATAATCGTGCCCGTTTATTTCTAGACTACAAGGTTTATTTGGTATTCTTAGTTTCTTTTTCATTTATACTCTTTTCCATTTCAGTTTGTAAGTATTTATTAAATTTCTCCGTGTGGTTATTCATTTCAATATACTTCATCATAACTGACTCAAGTAATGTATGCTTATTCATAAGCCTTGCCATTTCTTGTCTTAAAAGAGCTATATTATAAACTAAGTCTTTTTTACTTGGTTTGTTTTGCTTTCTAATTGCCATAGTATAGTTTATACTGTAACTTTAACTAATGTCAAGGTTTTTTATTAAAATATATATAATAACGTAATAAAGGTTTTTCTTGACTTCGGTACGTTTTAGAGTTAACTTCTAGTTAGAAGAACTATGCAATCCAACTAGCTAGTATAGTTAGTATAGTTATCTGTTTCCCTATCTCAAACAATATCAAGACTTAGCACTATGTCAGACCCTACAAAACTTAAAAAATTATATAAGTATGTGCGGTCTTCTTTTTTTACGTGCACTACGCCCCCCTCGCCTAAATTACGTTAGGAAAAGTCTATTGAGCAAAAGTGCTCGAAGTTAAGTTATTGCTAGACTTAGCCTGCGTGCTCAGTCGGTAGACCGACCAGTCGGTTTATTTTTGATTTGAGCACCAATCGAAACCAGTCCGCTACAATCGAGCACCCTCGCTAGCATATACAAGATTGTACCGCATAGCCTAGCTTTACCGACGACAAAGAAATCTATGCAAATAAAAAGCTTGACACTAATCCGAGTCTCTCCGTAATATATATGGTCAACGAGGCTACTCCGTCTAGACCTCCACTGAGACCTTGACATAACGAAATGACGGAATAAAGGAAACAAAAACAATGAAAAACACACTCGAAAATAAACGCTTTACCGACGATAAAGGTAATGCGGTTACCGACCTAATAGCGGTAATCAACAACCCTATAACCGACACGTATAGAGCCAAAGTGCTCGATATTACGGATTTTGGTGCAAACCCTGAGGCTATTGCCGATATGGATAGTGCCGAGATTTCGAACTTTATCGACGAATTGGGTATGAACAATGTCGACGATATTGTATCGGCTTTTCAGACGATAAAGCAGTATTTGGAAAGCTTTACCGACACTAAAGACCCGCTAGCCGACTTCTTGGCTCTTGCTATAGACGTCGAGATAGCAGTCAACGGCGGTACTATAGCCGTCGATATAGGGGACGGATTTGAGGATTTGGTGGATTACAATGCCGAGGGTATTGTATCGACAACCAATGCAATCACTTGCCGAGCCGAGTATAACGCAGAATTCTTTGCCGACGACAAAGAGTAACAACTAACTCCGTCTTTACCGACGGGAAAGAGAGTAAAAACAATGGCTTTCATAACGAAAAAAGCACATCAAACAAGCACGTCTCCGACTACTAGTAACGGCAGTAGTGGGACGCAGAATAACGGAATCAATCGTCCAATTAGCCAAGAGAGTCTAGAGACTCTTAACGTTAAAAGCGAGTTGAGACCACTAGCCCGAGACCTAGTATCAAAGGGTCAAGAACGTGGGCTTATCGACAGAGTCGACGCTAGTCGAGACCGAGAACAAATCAAGCGAAATTCCAAAGCCGACGTAGTCGAACTAGCTAAGGAACTCGCTACACTTATCGAAGATAAGACTGGTACTCCACTCTATATCGACGCTAATAGTGGTAACAAGCAAGCTACGGAAGACGCCAACCAAGGTGGTGAGCCGTCTAGTAGTAACGGCACTAGCAGTGGTAGTGGCAGTGGTAGTGGTAGCGGTAGTGGCGACCCGTCTAGTAGTAACGACACTAGCACATCAATACCCGACTTAAGTGAACTAGCGAGCACCAAGGGCGAACCTAGCGAGCCTAGTGAGCCTAGTAGTGACGACACTAGTGAACCAAACAACGAGCCTAGTAGTGACGATACTAGTGAAACTCCGACAATAGAGGATATCCAAAAGCTTATAGCCGACGCTATAAAGCCAAAGGCAAACAAGCCAACCTCAACTACTACGCCGTCTAGTAGTAGTAAACTCGAGCACTGGCAAATGCCGTTGCTCAAGGCTATTGTCGAGACGAATAGACAAGCACTTCTTGTAGGTGGTGCGGGTAGTGGTAAGACGACTATTGCAGAGCAAATTGCCGAGCACTTAGGCTTTAACGTCGATAAAGACTTCTACTCTATCTCGCTTAGTGCGGGGGTTTCAGAGGCTCACTTGACGGGACGTATGAATATGAAAGGCGAATTTATCGATACTAAATTTCTCAACGTGGTTGAGCAAGGCGGGGTAATTCTACTCGACGAATTCGATAATGCAGACCCAGACGTTATGGTCGGTCTCAATTCGCTATTAGCTAACGACGTAATGAGCACACCGCTTAGACGTGGCAATGAAATTGCCAAGCGTGCTAAGAATTGCTACATTATAGCGACGGCTAATACGTGGGGCAGTGGCAGTGGCGGTGCGGGTGGTTATGTCCGTAAGCAACTAGACCAAGCTACGCTTGATAGATTCGTATGTTCCAAGATGTACTTAGGAACGGATAGACGAATAGAGAATCTTGTCTATGGTCTTACCGACGAGAGACCTAAGTACGGCAACGCTTACGAGGTATTCGCCGACTATACCCCTCAAGGTATAACTAAGGAACTCAAGCGTCTTCGCAAGTCTCTTCGAGCCGTTCGAAAATGTGTCGAAGACCCAAGACGTAACGTTCGCAAACTCGTTGGCATAAGAGCAAGTGCTCAAGGTGCGAAACTTATTCGCCAAGCCAATATGGATTATCGTTCGGTACTCGAGATGTACTTTAGTAATTGGACGGACGACGAGTTATCTACGATAAGTGTATTCCGTACGAGGAACGCTAGTCTCGACTACTTCAACTACGACTTTGACAACTTTGTCGAGTCAAACCGAATCAAATAAGGGGGCAAAATATGAACGAAAACATACTAGCACATAATACACGAGCCTACAACAAGGCAAGCTTGAAAGCGTTGGTCACGTCTAGTTATTCGCAACGACGAATAGAAGACGCCAAACGTATAGTCGGCATAGACTTTGAGTCTATCGACGATATGTTAAAGGTGCTCAAGGACGCAAATCCAGAACGTTTCCGTCGTAAACGAAAGGATAACTATCGCTTAGGTTGGACACGTTCACGTCATATCAACATTCATACGAGAGCCAAGCAACTCGAGATAATACAACGAGGTTATAGCACGCAACGAATCTTCGAGTACTATCAAGAGCTCAAGCGTAAGCTAAATGCTCAACCCGACACCCTTGAAAAATTGGGTAATATGGGCGTAGATTGTAGGCGTAAGAGACGAGCCGACCTAGCGGGTAGTATCATCAACATTGATAAAGCTATGTGTGGTCTCGACCCTATGGAAAGTCTACGACGTCAGAACCAATCTCAATGTGTTCGAATCTTCATTGACCTCGCTAGATTGTGTGACATTGACCCCGAGCACATACTCGAGAGTTCTTGCTACGCCGTCGCAGTAGCCAAGGCACTTGAGGACAAAGGTTATGCCGTCGAGATAAAGTTCGGTACGACCAACTTCAATTACGGGCTCAAAGGTTGTGGTAAACTCAATACCAGTGGACGTGTGATTGTACGTACGTCCTTTGTGGCTAAGCGTCCCGACGAACCAGTTAACGAGGCTAAACTACTTACGTTCTCTTCGGTAGGTATCTTTAGAGATTTCATCTTCGATACTCGTTCCACTATCCTCAAACAAGATGGTATGGGCTCAAGTCTATACTCCATTGTTTTCCCCGAGGAAAACGAGGAATTCTACAAAGAGTATACCGACTCAGATGTATATGTCGGTTACAACTCCGACCTTGATACAATCATCACGGACATTGTAGGCACTATCAACAAGTAACTAAACAATCGTTTAGTTATTCCCTAAGGGACTAGTAAAAGAACTTACTAGTCCCTTTTTTTTTGAGCACAATTTTCTGAGCACTTCACCCTGCTATTTTAGCTAGTAGCTAAAATCTCGTACGCATTTTCCCTACTATGGGGGGTGTGACAAATCCCTTCTACCCCGCACACATACGCAAGTCATTACCGACGACAATGTATACAAGTAATTTATTTACGTAGTAAATTAATTCCTTGACACCAACCTTGTATTACCCTTAAGATATTATATGCGAACAACCAACGAGGAAAAAACAATGCAAACAAATATGAAATTAGAACGCAATGAAGTACACGAAAGAATCACACGTAACTATAAGAACGACGAACATCAAGCGAAGATTATGTGTATGTTTTATGACGAGGCAATGCTAAAGCTAGACATTGACAAGATTAAATTTAACGACCTTAAAAAGGGAGATAGACTAGTGCTCTTACCTATCAAAGGTATCAGTGACAAGTGCAGAACCGCTACTCTTTCAGAGAACAAGCGAGGTGGTGTAACCCGTATGGTACACATTGACGAGGCAAACGGATACTTTGGAGATATAGGGTCGGTATATCTAGACGAGATAGTTGCCTTTATAGACGAGAAAGGTAAGTACTTTATATGTGAACCAACGATTCTTGAGAAGAAGAATATGATGAAAGTGCGTAAGGCACACAACAAACTATTTGGGGAGGGGTAATATGTACTACGACGTAGACCAAGACATAGTATACTACTCTTGCTTGACACAAGCGGAGTTATTACTACTAATAATATTTTCAATCTTTGTTTACAAGTGCATAGAGTACATTGTAAGAAAGGAGTTTTTCGAGTGAAGAAAGCCATAGACATACAATACAATGGTGCTTGGGTGTTGCAGAGTGTGCTCTTGAGAGAGTTGTTTCCTTTGCTAAAGCAAACCGCAACACCCGAAGAACGTTATGAAAACAAGCTAATACGTGAAGAGTACAGAAGAGTGCTCGACAATTTTAGCTACGAAGATTTGCTTATCGAGTTTCAAAAGAGGCTCGGTAGCAGGTACGAACTTACTAACTTAAACGACGAGCAAGTTAAACTACTGGAGAACAAATGAGTAATTACGATAAAATATTTGAAGTCTTGAAAGAGTGGTATAGTGTTGAACAGATAGATAAGATTTGGGAAATACTAAAAGATTTTGATAGAAAACAAAAGAGGAACAAGTAATTTATTTACTACGTAAATTAATTCCTTGACTAATTCAGAGTGAATTCGTTAAGTTATAATATGCTAACCGACAGACGAGGAGGAAATTCAGATGTCAAAATTCAATAAAAAACAACAACAAGAAATAGAAGACCTTATACTATCTTCAGATAGAAAAGGCAAGTCTATACCTAAGGGCGAAGGTCAAAGACCTATGCAAGTAGAGTTTGCTAGTTGGGATACTGGAGACAAAGAACACGACAACGAGAGACGAAGATTACAACAAGCAATGGGTGACGCACTAAGTATGTTACAACCCGTAGAGTTGCTAGCTATCTTTCAAGTGTGCTCAGATTCAATTAGAGAACGTAAGTTTGCAGAGATATCTTCCGCTAAACTTTCAAGAGTCAAAGACCACAATGGGGTAGACCACTTACAAGTTGAGGGAGTCAAAGGTAATACACCCGATAGACTAGTAAAACTATTAGCGACCCTAATAAAAGAGTGTCAATTTGCTATTGAGATGATACAAAATATGGGCAAGCTAGCAGAGATGAAATCGATTACCGAAGATAAAGATAGACAAATAAACGTGGAGGACATAGCTAATGCCTAAGATAGGAAAAGATATGCAAAAAAGTAAAGTAACTAAACCAACGCAGACTGAAATAGAAAATGCTAGAGAGTTTGTAAGCAGTGCTCGAGGTCAATTAATACTTGGTCAAGCACTAGCTATCGCTAGTAAAGAGTTGAGAGAAGACCAACCCTCGAACTCAGAAGATATGGATTACATTGGGAGAACTTTGTTCTCGGTGTTCTATCACATATATACTGATGACTATCAGAAGATACTTAAAAAGGCTCAAGACACGGCGGTTAAAGCCAGTCTAGAGGCAAGTGCAAATGCGTAAGACGAACGACAAACAAAGCAAACCCCTATTAAGCAATAGCTTGGTAGGGGTTTTGTGTTTAAGGAGGGACTTTATATGTTAGGAAAGAAACCACGAGTGATGATAATTCTATTTATGCGTATGAAACTATGGCTAGAGGTAGAGGTAAATCAAGAGTGTGGCACAGATGAATTTCTTTTAGGAAGAAAAGAGTGTGCTCAAGGTTTATTAAATGAAATGAAAAAATGGGAGGAGTTATTAAATGTCTAAGATATATAACAAACAGATACGACAACTGAAACTGAGTAATGCTAAAAATTATTCGATAAAAGAATACATAACGTTAAAGTGCTCAGATATTCTGAGTACCAACGAAGAACGTAAAGCAGAGTCTTACAAAACTAAGAGACCTATATCGGATACAGAACTTTCACATATGAAAGGCGAAACAGAATTAGCAGAGATTATTTTACAAATAATAAGAGGAGAGAGATACTAATGGAAAGAAAAAGTAATGGCGAACAGGCACTTGACATACAAGAGAAAATAGATAAACATATTAGCAAGCTTAACAAGCTTGGGTTTGAGTTTATGTTCTACAATAACATCAGTAGTATAAGGAGAAAGAGATGAAGATAAGTAAACTAATATCAGAACTAGATACAATACAAGCGGAGTACGGAGACAAAGATATAGTAATCGTTCAGTATGGCGATTATGTTGGCGGGGATTATGCTTACGGACATCTTGTCAATACAAGTGCTCGGGAAGAAGAACCAAAACTAATGGCAAGTCTTACTGACTTGACTAATGAAATAGAACTCTATACAACAGAGGAATAGGAGAAAAAAATGAATATATTTTTTAGTATTATAGTAATGATACTTTTATTGTTTGGTATACAATACGGAATAAAAGAGGGCTTACGAGCACTTGACCGACACGAAAATAAAAGTTGAAACTAATTACAATTATGTCGTATATTGTAATAATTGCTTGTAAGTTTAACAATATAGGGAGTTAGAGTTATGCTCGATAACGAGACTACAAAAGAGTTAAGTAATGGAAAGCGAAAAATGTTTACCTTTGCGTGGAAACGAAGGGAAGATTTGAGCACAAGAATATGGCAATGTATAGCAAAAGATTTACGCAGTGCCGAAGAAAATCTACATCAGAACGTAGACGTAAAGAATAATAAAGTTCAAGTTTTTATTAATTAATCCTTGACTTTCGCTAACATACTAACTAAACTAGTTAGCTAGTTAGTCAATGCTATCTCAGTTAGTATAACTAGTAAGCTAGCTAGAAGACGCAGAAATCATTTTAGTTTTCACGGCTAGATTTTTTATTGTTTAGTTCATATAGATACGGGTTGTTTTCCTTGGGTTAGTCAAGGTTTTTCCCGTGTCCCTTTGCAAGAGAGGCAAGTTATGCTTGCCTTTTTTGTTATCTATTATTAAATTTATCTATCGCTTTATTAGAGGTTATCGTAAAGCAGATACAGGTTGGCTACCAAAAAGAGAAGGAAAGAAAGTATCGGATACTAAGAAAGGAATTCTTACCCTCACGATACACTTTCCTTTTTTTGATTACGAACGACAGGAGGAATAATGGGTGCAATAGGTTTTATATGTCCCGATAAAGAAGTTACTACATTTGAAAATTGTTTTGAGAAATGCCGTATGTCCGAAAGGTGTATGTCAGTAGCGACACTCAAAGCAATGTCATCACAAAGACCAAACGACAGACCGCCGAGCACCACCGAACTATTATCTGGTTCTTGCGAGGCTTATCTTAAACGAACCGAAGAATATTATATCAACCCACAAGAAAGAGCATTTGCTATAATGGGAACGATACATCACAATATGCTAGAGAATCAGGATTTGGGTGCTCAACATCTGCTGGAAGAAGAGCTTCAAGGATTGGACATCACAGGTATCTTAGATTATTACGATACAGAATCTCAAACTTTAATCGACTACAAAAACACAGGAAGTTATAAAGCTATGAAAGTTTTAGGACTTACACATACGCTTGTAACAGACCCGACTGGTGCTCGTTATAAACGTTCTGGTGCTTGGGGTCGCAAGGGAGAACCTAAGAAAGTAAAGCAATGGTATCGAGATGAAAGTATAGCAGACTTTGGAGATTGGTTATATCAAGTTAATATGTATCGATATATGCTCGAGCTCAAAGGGTATCAAGTTAAGAGTATGAAGTTGCAGATGAACATACGAGATTATAGTGTAGCAATTTCTAGGGATAGGGGAATAGAAAGGAACATTTATTTTGTGGATATTCCTTTTGTCGACGACGAAGAAATAATAGAATACTTTACCACGAAGCGTGACGTATTGGTAGGTGCTCTAGATGCACAAGAAGTGCCAGACAAATGTTCGGTGCTCGAAACTTGGGAAGGTAAGAAGTGTGAAAGCTATTGCGAAGTAAGATACCTTTGCCCTTATGTATCAAATAATAATTTCCTTGACCAAGACAATGAATAGTTATAGATTAATGTTAATAATAACGTAATAATGGAGAAGAAAAATATGGGAAAAGTTAAAAAACTTGTAACCGCTAAAGAAGAAGCAGACCAATTATTAGGTATGCCAGTAGACGTACCTATGTTGACAAGACCCGCACTTCACTTTGAAATGTCTAGCTCTATATCTAATATTGCTATCGCACAAACAAAGATACAAGCAGAGATTAAAGACTTAGCTAAAGAAAGTAAAGGGTTCGCACACAAGTATACGACACTAGATAAATTACTTCAATATGTAAGACCTTTGTTATCAAAGCACGGGATATCTTTTATTCAAATGCCTTGTGGAGAAAATGAAAACGTGGGTGTAGTAACTATATATATGCACACGTCTGGGGAATACATCTCTAATAAAATAGAGACTCAAATAATACAAGCACAAAACAAATATCAATCAATGGGTAGTGCTATAACATACTTTAAAAGATATAGTATAGCCTCTTTTGTTGGTATTGCAAGTGAAGAAGATACGGACGGCAATGTAAAAGGCGTTGAAA